CGCCACCCTCGCGCCGTCGACGTTGATCGCGCCGGTGCCGTGCTTGAGCACGTTTTCGGCGACGGTGCCGATAAGCGGTTTGCGGGCGACCGTGATCGGCTCGAGAGCCGGTTTGAGAGCCGTTCCCCATCCCTGCCATTGCTCGGCGTCGGGGGTTGCGGGAGCGGTGACAATTCGAGCGCCATCGCTATTTCCCACCATGCCATGAGGTGCGCCGTCGTCCGCTTGAAACGACCCCGCCGAGCGCCTGCAGCTGTGGGGTGATTTTCCGACGACCTCGCGCTCGGCCCCTGCGGCTTTGTCGATCGCTTTGCTCACGTCGAGCGACTTTGGAAACCCCGAGCCATAAACCCATGCGATCATGTCGCGAATCTCGAATCCCGCATCCTCGATATTGACCGCCATCCGGTGCTGAGTCCGCGTGCCGGCAAACGCCAGCAGATGGCCCCCAGGCTTCAACAGCCGCAAACACTCCCGCCATACGTCAACGGTCGGAACGTCGTAATCCCACGCCTTACCCATGAAAGAGAGGCCGTAGGGCGGATCTGTAACGACCGAATCAATACACGCATCGGGCCACTGTTTCATGGTGGCGAGACAATCACCGACGTACAGCGTGTTCCGTTTCAATTCTCCCCCCGATCCTGAAAATATGGGTGCGTTCCATCCAGTCGCGTGATTATCTCATTCACCAGCCTTGCAAGCGTCCCGCCCGTTCTGGCCGCTATGGCTACGTCGACCTGTTCTTTCGTCGTCATCTTATCCCAGCAGCCCGGGCATACGTGCCGCTCGCCAGGCTCACCCGACAAGTTTATCGCGTATGGTTCGTGGTCGTCGATCGAATCACGGCAAGCCAAGCAGATCCATAGCCCAGCGCCGGGGTTCGTTACTCTAACCACCAGACGGCAAATTCGCCGACAGCAACGGTCATCCCGACCATTTCCGCAAAATCGTTGACGGCCCGTGTGACGGTGACTTTCCCGACCTCGACCCCCGGCAGAAGGTAATCGTGGCCACAGAGCACGCCCCCGGGACTCTCGCCACGGTCTGACTTGAGTTTCGTCCACCACAGTTTGCAATCCTGCAAGACGCCGGAATAGCTGTGATCGGCATCAATGAACACAAAATCTAGCGATCGGCCCCGTGTGCCCCCAGCGGCCTTGGCCGAGGTATTGCGTGAGATTTTGCCCCGGCCCTTAGCGCCCACCGACCCCGTGACGGCGATCGTGGCCGCCAGGTTGGCATCGTGTTCGGCCTGGGTCTGCGTGCTAGCTTCGTCCCCGGTCGCGGCGTAATCGCTATCCGGTGCCGGCACGGCCCACGTATCGACCAGCGACAACCGCAAGTACGGGAAAGCGTGCAACAGATCTGCCGACAGATCGCCACGATAGACGCCTACCTCGACCCCGTTCCTTACGCTGGCCTCGGGGAACTTGCGATGCAGGAGCTTGATTAGTTCGCGGCCCCGGCCGGTGTACTTTCGTTCGTTCATTTCGTGACTCCGTTCAAACGTGTTTGACAACGTAGGCGGGCGGGTCGCATTTTATTGTAGCGAAACGAGCCCAGCCGGAAAAAAATAGCATCCCCACGGGCAGCGTACCGGGTGCCCCACGCCAGTCGAAAATAAACATTCCGCCGGGCTTCAATACCCTGTACGCCCCGGCAAGCGATTCTACTATGTAGCCACAATTAGGCTCGGCTGTCTTGGGATCGGAGACGGCGTGCTTGTGGGCCCACTCCGAGTGTAGCCAATTTATCGCGCACACGATGTCGAATGATTCGGCGGCGTATGTCCCCTTGGCCAGCGATTCGTGGCGGACGTGCCGGCCAGTGCGGGCGGACGCCAAAGTAGAGTGCCCGAGTTCAATATCAGACCCCCGCAGTAAATTGGAATCGAGGCCCCGGCTGGCTAGCAGCGCCAGTAGGTCGCCGTTGCCACATCCGGCGTCAAGAACATTGTCGCCACCGGGGCGATGCTCGGCGATCCAGTCCGCTATCGCCGGCAACGTATCGGAGGACCGTCCGCCATCTTTAAGCCAGGGGTGAATCTTAGACTCGTTCGTCGAATCGTTCATGTGGTCCCATCCAATCCATGTACCCACTCGCGTTCCACGGCAAATAGTAGTCGAGCAGTTCGGTTTTCGCGGCTTCGTCAATTTCGATCTTAGTGCCTCCCTCGCGTCCTGCAAAGGTGAAAAGTTTACCCTTCCATACTTGGCTCACAACGTAGTGTAATAGCTTGTGCTGGGCGTGGCCGTATTCACCAGCCGATCCGTGCGTCAGAACGGCATCGGGCCCAAAGTCGAAAAGCTCCAAGCCGAGCCGGCTGGCCATCTGGCCGCCGATTATGGCCCAAGACGCGCGGGGGAAGTCCTCACATTGGCTACATCCCCAGTTTTCCATGTCGGCCTCCAGGTGGCTCGCGACATTCTCGGCGGCCGTTCTCAGCTTGCCGGCGTGGTTGTCGCCCTTGTGCGGGTTATTGTGCTCCCAGGCGGTGGCGATACAGATCGCGATCGGTACGCCCTTCTGCGACAGCATCGACAGCAGCCCACCGCAAAAGAGGGCTTCGTCGTCGGGGTGGGCCACCACCACTAGCAGACTTTTAACGTCAAGGATTCCGGGCATCGTGAACCTCCAAAACAGAGTCGAAAATACCAAAGTACCCCGGTGCAACTTCGGCCCAGTCGAATCGGCCGATGTTTTTTTCCATGTTGCCGGCCGAGGCCATCCATTCGTGGGCACCGATCGCCCAGCAGACGGCCCCCAAGAGAAACCGGGGCTCAGAGACGACCCAGCCGCTACGTGGCCCGCCATCGCTGCGCCAGTCGCTCCCGACCAACTCCCGCACTATCCCAACGTCAGTCGAGACAACGGCACAGCCGCAAGCCTGAGCTTCCAGCGCCACGTTTGGGACACCTTCCATGTCGGACGTGACCACCAGCACGCGGCCGGTGCTGTACCAGTCGCGCATTTCGGCCTGGGTGTAGAGTTCGCCCCCGTGTGGATCGACGGCGCGAATGTCCATTGTGATACCCGATTCGGCCAGTGGTTCGACCAGATCCAGGGCCCGCTGATAGCCCTTTAGATACTGCCTTTTCTCGTTCGACCCTTTGACGCCAGCGCACCACAAGACGCGCGGAGCACGCCCCAGGGGCGGCGTAGTGGGGTAGAAAATCGAGCGATCGACGCCCGGGCCCCCGAGGATAATCCCAGCGTTGGCCAGATCAGGCGCAAGGTAGGCGTGCCACGATATGGCGACAATCGCGTCCGCGTGGGCGATGGCGTCCCTCATGCGGTCCCGATCCCTCGGCCAGCCCGTATTCCAAGACGACACGATAACGGCATCGTCGGGCAAGTCCTGGCGTGTCTGAGCGATCCGGTCGCCATTTAGCAGAAAATTTACGTCGTGGCCGGCTGCTGGCAAGTGACGACGCCAGAGCACGATGTCGACTTCCCAGTCGGCCGGCGCGTACTTCTGGAGCGCCAGCGCTCGATTGTGCAAACACCAGCCCTCTTGGTCGATGATGATTCGGAGCCGTTTCATTCCTTGGGTTCCTTTACGATGCCCTTGATACCAAGCTGGAAGTGATAGCCAACCGCCTTGAACATGGCGCGGAGCGTGGCGATCTTGGGAGCCACCAGACAGCCCTCGGTGAGCGACCAAAAGGCTTGGCTGATCCCCGACGCCTTAGCGGCTTCGGCCTGGGTCATCCCCGCGCCCTTGCGGAGTTCGGCCAGCAGCCGGCCCACGGCGGGCGGGTCGATGTCTTTGCGGTTAATCTTTGCCATGTCTACTCCGTGATAATAGCCAACCAGAACGATGTCCAGAAAGCCGTATGTACGATGATAAGGGCGATGGCCGCCCGGGTGAGAATTTCGACTAGGCGGTTCATTGTTTCTCACTTTCCGTGGCGAGATACTCGGCGATGTCGGCGCTGTCTGCCACGCGACGGTTGCCAATTTCTCGGATAGCTTTGTCGAGGAATCGGAGGAGCCTGATCGCCTCGCCGAGCGAAAGGTGGGCCCACTCGTCCCCGCCATCTATTGTCAGTGTCGCGCACATTCCGCGCACCGATCCGGCTACAATACACCCGTGCCCGCTACTATCTTCCGTGCATATTCTGGTGTTTACTTGTTTAGCTTTTCGTCTCATTTCGTGCCCTCCGATAGATCGGTGAGTCGGATAGTTCTGGCCTTGCCCGGTTCGCGGGTGAGGAATCCTTTGCGGGCCAGCGATGCGACGTGCCGAGCGATTGAGTTCGTCGACGCGAACCCGAGGCCCGTGGCTAGCTCGCGCATTGTCGGCGGGTAGTGGTTGCGAGCGATAGCCGAGACAATGGCGTAGTACACTCGCCTCTGGCCCGGTGGTAGTTGATCTGGTGTCTTGCTCATTTCGCCCCCCCCTCCAACTGCTTTTTCAGATTCTCGACGAACCCAAGCAGATTGGCAAAGACTTCGGGCTCCATTTCGATCCGGTTCCGGGGATCGTCGTCGTAGCCGTTGTTTGTCATGATCGCGACCGCAAAGCCGTCAAACTCCGCGTACACGCTGTCTCCGAGATAGACCGGGCCGTCGTTGGCTGTGAATGATTCAGGCATGGCTCTAGGTTCCTTTCGAGTTGATTCTATCGGCTACTTGCTGGGCTTCCGCTCTGGCCGCTCCGAGGGCCGAGCGGGTCGTCTTGCAACTCTGCGAATATCCTTCTCCGCAATAGATAATCTCAATCCCGCGTTTCTCGGCTACGGCGGTATTCAGGGCCTTGAGCCGCTCGGCTCCGGCCGGTACGACCTGCACCGCGACGTAGGTGTCGGGCCCGCCGAAGCCCCCGGCCCCTGATCCGACCGACTTCTGCGATCGTTCTTCGACGTAGGCGGTGGTTTTTGTGGTGGCGGTCATGGCTGTGCTCCTTTCAAGAGGCTGGTCTAGTTAGGCGTAGCTGGTGAAGTGCTTGGGCTGGCCGTCCCAGAGCCGGGCCCGTTCGTAGGAGGAGATTCCGACGATGGCCTCGCCGTCCCAGACTTCGACCTTGCGGCGGAAGGCGGCCATTCCGTTCGTGTACTGGCCGAGCCTGGGCGTGATGTCGCCCTGCATGTCGAGGTTAGGGTCGTCGGTCTTGGCGGTTTGCAGTTCCCGCACCGTGACCGTTTTCGCGGTGGCTCGCGTGACCTCGTAAAAGTCCCAATTCGTCTGATCGTATCCCCAGCTTGCGGCTAGGATGTCGCCGGCTTTCAGGCCGTGGTTCGCGGTGGTGGCTTGTGTCGTTTTCATGGTTCTGGTCCTTTCGAGAGGCTGGTCTAGTTAGGCGTTCGAGTTGATTTTGTCGTAGTCCTTGACCCAATAAGCGTGAAACTCGGCGGCCGGGTGATCGGCGGCCCAGTCGGGCCTCTGGGCACCGATCCGGGGAAGCCAGCCTGCATGATGGTCGTCGGTTTCCAGTTCGGGCAGGGCGAGCAAGGGGCCGATTCCGATGAGCCTGTAGGATCGGTCGAGGACAAACACCGACCCGCTGGGCAGATGTTTGACGATGACGTAGATGTCGGCTGGCGTGATCCACCGGAATCGCGGGTCCGTGATCTGCCAGAGCGAAACGGGGAGAGTCCGTTTTTCTGAGTGGTGGTAGTTCATGGTTCTGGTCCCTTCGTGGCCTGCGGTGGTTGTCGTCCCTTTCCTTCCCCCTTATTATAATCGACAGTTATAACTCCCGTCAATAGGGGATCTGGCCGAAATTGAAAGTTTTTTTGCCGAATCGCGAAAAGCCTATAAAACAAGGGTTTTAGCGGGGTTGACTTGCCCGGGGCCGCCGCTAAGATAAGAGGACGACACAGGACGAACGGGGACACCACCGCACGGAGCCGCATCAGATGGCCAGAGCCCGCAAAAAACGAACGAATAATATCCCGCCGAGGGACGCCTGGCTCACCTACGAAGAGGCCGGCGAAGCCCTGGGAGTCGAGGCGAATACGGTAGCAAAATACGCCACCCGTGGCCTAGTCCGAAGCCGACGGCGCAAGTTGACGCTGGCGACGTGGAAGGTCAACGGCCGGCTACGGATCACGACCGCCGAAGCGATCGAGAATTTTCAATCCGCGATGAACGAATAGGAGACGGACGACATGGGGATAGCTAGAAAAAAGATGGTGCGACTAACCCGGCGTCAATACCGGCAACTAGAGGACTTTATCACCGCCCACGAAGAAGATATTAAGGCGGGCCGGATCGCTAAGTCACGGATTGCCCAGATGGCTATGATAGCGCTGCCGGAATTACCCCGGGACACCAACAGAAGCCACGTAGGGACGGCGGCCGAAGCGGTTAGTGTCGACTTCCCGCCGGAGAAGAAGCCGAACAAGCCGAAGCCGGCCAAGAATAGCACAGACGGTGACGGGCTGGACATCCTCGCGAAGCAAGTCGCCGCGATACTCTCCGTGTGCGAAATAAGGCATTTGCCGGAGTTCACCGACCGCTTTTGCAGAATGAATACGGCTTCGCTATTCGACGAACAAGACGACTAATCTAACGAACGAATAGGAGACGGAATATGTTTGCGACAGACGATAGAGCATCACGATGGCTGGACACGCTCGGAGCGCCGTGGGACATCACCAGCAAGGCGATGTTTACAGAAATGGCCCCGAATTGGGACGCCGTGAACTGGGGCCGCTCGGAGGTCAAGGTCGAGTCGGCGATCAGGGAGTACGGCGGGCTCATGGACTCAGGCAGCCCGGCCCCTGCCCCGATCCTCTGGAAGAACCCGGCCGGGCTGTACGAAGTGCTGGACGGGATGCAGAGGATGCTAGCGGAGGAGCGCCGAAAGCCAACATACTTCACGGCCTACATCGTCAAGACCGATTCGTTGTCGCTGGTCAAGAAAATCCGGGTGTTCGCGAATCTCCGCCTTCAAGGTGGGCACCAAGAAACGGCCGAGTGGACATTGAACCGGGCCGTCGAGCTACTGATCGGGGACGGCGACATGACCGCCCTAGAGGTCGCCGAGGCGGGCGGCTGGGCCCCAAGCGTGGTGCGAGAGAAAAAGGTCGTCATGGAGTGTGCGAGGCGGCTGGCGAGCGCTGGCGGCCCCGAGAATCTACCGGACTCGATTGTCCGGCTGATCGCCCGAAGTTCCCAGGTTAAGGACTTCAAGGAAGCGCCGGGGGCGATCGCGGCGGTGGCTGGTGATCTAAAGAAAATGAGGATGTCGGCCGCCGATGCGGAGCCGTATGTCGAGGACTTTTTTAACGTCAAGCGGAACGGCGGCAAGCTGTTCAAGGCTTTCGACAAAAAGCTGAAGGAGTTCCGCGAGGACGAATATGTCGCGTCTCGGCTGGCTGACCCGGCTCGCATCCGGCACCAAGCGATGGCCCCGGACGCGAAGCTAATCAAGGCCCTGCGGTCTACCTTAACCACGGCCAACCGGGTGCTAGAAGCGGAGGAGCCGATCGCCAACATGGCCGAGTTTTTCCTAGTGTCCAATCAGATCAAAAAGACCCTCGACAATATCGCCAAACTATCGGCCAACAAGCGGAGGCGCAAGCGTGGCTAGCAAGGTCAAAAAACAGGGCAGCGAAGCGATGGCCAGCCTAAAAAAGTGGGTTCGGCGAGACGGACGGCTAACCGCCTGGGTGGCGGACGTGGCTGCCTGGATTGCGGACATGCGCAAGACCCAGGCGAATCTAAAGGCGGACAACGAACGGCTAGAGAAGGCAGCCGAGGCGGCACGGTCGCGGAACGATGCAACGTCGGCCAAGTTGGACGAAGCGAACGAGAGGGCGGCAAGTTTACAAAACGAGTTGACCAATCTACAGGGATTGTATGCGACCGCGATGAAGTACAATGACAACCTCATAAAGATAGTGGAAGATCCGGCCGACATTGATACCGAGGGCATGGACTTGCCGGCGAAGATGATTGACGAGGCGGGTTACAAAACTATCCTTAAATCGCTTATGCGAGCGTACCCAAAGCCGCCATCGCCAACGGGGTCGCTTCCGAGTAAAAAGACCGTGATGTTCAACGCGGTTGACTTGGTGCAAGATCCGGGGTCTTTCGCCCTCTTAGGTCAGTTTGTGGTCGCGGTGACGATTGCGGGGATGACGGTCGGGTTTTTCTCGACCGCCAAACTTACAGATACCGCGTCTATGGAGTTGCAGCTAAAATACACGCGATGGACGCGGGGCTGGGTGGAGAAACGGGCAGAATGGCAGGAAGCGGTTTATGCGGCTATGCCACTGTATAAGGGCATCAATACAAAGAGTAACTAACAAGGACGGCCACCAGAAGGATCTGGGCCAGAACGAAGATGGATCGACCCGCTTTAGCAAGACGCGGCGGCGGGTACTTTTTCTCGAAGGGAAAAAACACGATGACGCTTTTAGAACTGCTTAACAAGTGTGTCGCAGCCGCAGACGAGACGTTTGGCGAGGGGTCGAACTACGTCACGGCTACGATCGAGATTCGATCATCGAACGGCGAGCCGGTAGTGGTCGCCGACGTGGGCATTTACGGCAACAAGCCGAACCCGAAAAACTACGCCGGCCCGACGCCCGAGGCCGTGCTCGCCGAGTACCTGAAGGGGATCGGCTATCAGGCGCACAAGTCGGAGGTCGACATCGAAGCCGTGACCAAATCCGCTACGGATCTAGCCGAGGGCCAGCCATGTACGGCGGAATCAAGCGACTGAACCAGGGCCACGGCCTAACGTGCGAGTGCGATCTGTGCCGCACGACCGGCCCGTGCCCATTGCCGTCGAAGCGTGCCGCGCTGCCGGCGTTTATTCCAGAGCGGCCGACAGGCAACCGCTATGCGTGCCTGGGGCCACCAGAGAGGAACAAATGAGCAAAGGCGATCCCGATCACGGATACTGTATGGTGTGTTACGAAATGCAGGCAGATTGTATCTGCGGCATACACATCGACAGCGGCGACGGTGGCGACGAAGCCCGCGACCGGGCCAAGGACGAAGCGGCGGAGGGCGACGATGGATCTGAGCTATAAGAGCAAGGACGACGACGCACCGGACGCGGCCGACTGTGCCAACCCGGATTGCGATAATCGGCTCATTCTCTGCTCGCGAAAACGATCAGAATGGCGGAGAGGAAAGCGGAATTTTTGCTGTTGCCGCAAGTGTGTTGCGGTGCTACGTTATGGACCGAAAACGAAAGGACAAACCGATGGAACGGACAAAAATAGTACAGCCCCAGACTGAGGCTGAATGGCTGGCGATCCGCAAGGGCTACGCCGGCAGTTCTGAAACGGCCGCGATTCTCGGCCACTCTAATTGGCAAAGCCCGTGGGCTGTATGGGCTCACAAGACGGGCCGCATGGAGGATCAGTTTGCGCCTAACGACATGGCGGAGTGGGGCCACCGACTAGAGCCGGTGATCGCCGAGAAGTTCGTCGAAGTGACCGGCCGCAAGATCCTCGACCCAGGCGACTACCATATCGAGACGCGGGGCATATTTCTCGCGACGATCGACCGGGACCAGTTCACCAAAGAGCGGCCCAGGCGGGGCGTCCTCGAACTGAAGTCAGCCTATTATGACTCGTTCACGCAATGGGAAACCCAGGTGCCTATTCCGTACCAGATCCAGTACCAGCAGCAACTCTACGCGACCGGCTGTGACTGGGGCTCTATCGCCGTGTTAGGCAACGGCTGCTCTTGGAAATACTTTGACATAGAACGCGACGAGAAATTTATCGCTCGCATGGTCGAGGTAGTTTCGGAGTGGTGGGACAAGCACGTCGTCGGCGACACGCCTCCGCCGGCAGACGGCCACAAGAGCACCGGGCGGGCCATCGCAGCGGTCTACCCAGAGCCGAAAGAGGAAACCGTCGATCTGGTCGGCGAGGCGTTACAGGCGGCCCACGAGCGACGTGAGGCCCTAGCCGTGCAGATCGGGGAGTTAGAGGAGAAACGCGACGAATCGACGAATCTAATCAAGGCAGCGATCGGAGACGCCCAGGTAGGCCGACTGGCCGATGGAACGGGCTACACTTACAAGGCCACGAAAAAGGCCCGCACGTTACGAAGGACCAAGAAAAATGTCTAAGGCACTAACCGAATACATCGAAACAGTGGGCGAACACGACCCGGCCACGGCTCTACAGATCGCCACAACGGAACTGGCGGCGATGGAAGCCCAGGCGGACATGGACCGGATAGCAGCCCGCGAAAACGCAATGGTGACGTTCTCACCCGAGGGCCGGCTATTGACGGCGAATCTCGGCGGCATCCAGCGGCTAGCGTCCATGTACGCCGGTTCGACGCTGGTGCCGGACCACTTTCGCAAGCAGATTGCCAATTGCGCCATCGCGGTTCAATTCGCGTTACGAAGCGGCACGGACCCGATGACGATCATGCAGGGGATGTATATCGTCCACGGCAAGCCGGGCCTAGAGTCGAAGCTGGCTATTGCTCTACTCAACGCCTCGGGTGCGATCAAGGGCAGGATGGACTTCAAGCTAGACGCCAAGGTGTCGAAATGCGAGGCGTTTGTCACGGACGCCCAGACGGGCAAGACGTACAGCCAAACGGTGACGCTGGCGATGGCCGAGGCGGAGAAGTGGACGAAGAACACGAAATGGTCGACTATGACGGCCCTAATGCTCCAATATCGTTCGGCCATGTTCCTGATCCGCATGTACTATCCTGAGGTACTTTTCGGTATGCAGACGGCCGAGGAACTGAGCGACATTAAGGCGGCCGAGACGTTCACCGCTGGCGACACCGTAGCGGCCCAAGGTAGCACCCTAAGCACGCTGCTCGACGAACCATCGCCGGAAGCGGAGCCAGAACCAGAGCCCGAGTACGACAAGGCTGGGGCCGAGTTGCCGGGATTTTAGAGACAGCAGTATTGCGGCGATTGTTTCGCCGTGACCCCGGCCCGTTTGTACCAACCGGCGGGCCGGGGGTGAAACATGCGGCGTGTCGTGATTGTTTCTCGGCACTCTGACCCGCCGGCCTGTTCTGTTCCTTGCTCTCACTCGGAAGGGGCAGGCCGGTATTTAAGCACGCGGCCGGTGGCGATCGGTCGTGGTCGTGTCCGGTCCTGGGGGCTTGTCCTTTCCACCCAGGATCGGCGCGGCATTTATCACGGAGGAACACTATGCAATTTATCGACAACCAAGGCCGGGCCCTGATCGGCGAGCCCAACTATCGAGACGCCTTACCGGGCCGTGCTAGCAACTTCCCGCAGATCCCGCCGAGCAGCGACGGCGAGGCCATGAACGTGTTTCGGACATCGCCACAAGCGGCCTTCTGCTGGTCGTGCGGCCGGGCCGGATTCGGTATCCACCTTGAGCTTCACCACATTGTAGGCGGAGTAGGCCGGCGATCGGACAAGCCGTGCAATTTCTCGACATTGTGCGGGGGATTCACGGAGGACGCCTGCCATCCCCGTATATCGTCGATCGGCCTGGGCCTTATGCTCGCGCGTAAGTGGCTATTCGACCCGGATGGGGCCGACTGGCGGGCTCTAAGCATAATAAAAGGATCGTTCCTCCCAGACCCAGTAGTTGGCGACATAGAGGCCGTTTTAGACCGACTCGAAAAGTGGCTGCCGGCGTCTCACTTCCGGCATATCTCCGGGCGGGCCGCCGAGGTCGTCGGGGAGGCCCAGGCATGATGGCGTTTCTCTACCTCGTGGCGCTGGCGTGGCTGATCTGGATCGCCGTGTCCCATATCCCGGTCGCCCTACTCGGCATCTTTCGGCATATTCGGAGGCGGCGGCGATGAGCCAGAGCATGATCGACTTCAACCCACCGACGCCCCCACCGCTGCCAGAACGGTTTGCGGCTTTCCTGGCCTTCCACCGGGATAATCCCAACGTGTTCGAGTTGTTCGTCCGGTTCGCAAAAGAGGCGGCGGCGGCCCGAGCCAAGTTCGGTGCCCACATGATCGGTGAGAGAATCCGCTGGTACGTCAACGTGGAAACCAGCAGCGACGACGGGATGAAGCTAAACGACCATCATTTACCGTATTATTCTCGGCTGGCGATGGGCCGGCACCCAGAGCTAGACGGGCTGTTCGAGGTTCGAGACGCCCGATTCGATACCGATGTAGAAACCCTATGCAGGCTGGCGGAGTGACCTTGACACGAAAGCGCCGATTGTCAGAATGATAAGAACCCGGTGGGAACAGCACCGGGTATTTTTGCGGAGCCCGCTGCCAGGCGGCTCCGCGACAGCAACCACCTGAAAGCGCAGGCTGTTGCGTCTACGGCTGATTCTAGCCGGGTCGCCTCCTGCCGTAAACTGCAAGGACGTGACCGATGGGCACCGGATGGATTCAGATCCGAACCGACTTGTGGAACGATCCGCGTGTCGAGATGCTGGCCGACGCTCTGAAGCGGCGCAACGCCGAAATCATTGGGGCCCTCTTTCGCCTATGGTCGCTCGGCGATATTTACACAATCGACGGAGTTTTGCCTGGCTTTTCCGCCAAAAAGTTAGACAAAATGGTGCAAATTCGCGGCTTTTCTGCCGCATTATTGAGCGAAAAGATCGGCTGGTTAGAGGAAAAAGACGGGGCAATTATGATTCCAAATTTCGACGAAAAGAACGGGGACTCCGCAAAAACAAGGCTTAAAGCGTCCGAGCGGCAACGCAAGGGCCGGTCCAGTGTCACGAAACTGTCACAAAAAAAGTGTGACAAAGCCGTGACCAGAGAAGAGAAGAGAAGAGAAGAGAAGAAAAGGGAAACCCCCTTACCCCCTTCAACTTCGACTTTACTCGGAGGGATCACAGAGCCAGAGCGGACGCATCTGCTCAGGTGGTGGAACTTCCGAGAGTCGACCAACCCGCTAGCCCCAGCGTCTTTCGATGTCCAGGTCATGGAGGCGCTCCGCTGGACGACGGCAGAGATTCCCGTGGCGGTCAATAATGCGATCGCCGGCAACTGGTCTAAGCTGTTCCGGCCGAAGCCGGGCGACATGCTGGCCGGAGAAGATCCCCCGAAAGCAATCCGAATCGAAGGAGAGGCACCCCCGCTATGAACACCGGACAATTCAACCAATGGCTCGATTATCACGAAGCGTCATTTCCTGGGACCAAAGCCAAGCTCAATCAGGGCGGCGAGGATGCCCACTGGGCCTGGGCCAAGTCGCTGGACGACGTTGATCTAGTGTCGGCGAAAAAGGCCACAGACGCGATGCTACGCGGCGACGTGATCGGCCGGGTGTATCACTCGGACATCCCCAAGACGATCAGGCAGACGGCCGCCCAGTTCCAGGCCCGAGAGCATTGCATTGTGCAGCCGGCCCAGGGCCAAGTCCGGCAATGCACGGTCGACGAAAACGGCTATCGGCACTACACCGACAACTGCACGGCTTGCCGCGACAGCGGGCTCCGAGAGGTCTGGTGCCCCTCGGCGATCAATGCCATGCGGGCCGGCGAGTTCGCCGAAAACCGCCGAGCGTGGCGCACAGAGTCCGTGCGGTGCTCATGCGGGGCCGGTGCTGAGTGGAAATTGACCCGGGCCGAGTTCGACGCGACGATCATGTGCGAAGTCATCAACGGGAGCCACAGAGAGGACGACCACGCCCGGCTGCGGGCCTTTGTGGACGACAAGGCAGAGACGGACCCGTTTAATCTGAGCGGGCACACGTACCCAGGAGCAAGCACAGGGGCAACGACATGAAACTAACCATCACCATCCCGCTCCCACCGCGACTGTTGCAGCCCAACCGGATGCAGGGCAAGCACTGGGCACCGATCGGCCGGGCGAAGGAAAAGGCGCGGACCGACGCGGGCCTAGCGACGATTGCGGCCATGCGAGAAGCCGGAATTGTCGGCAAACCGAAATGGGAGCCGGTTCGCGTACAGGCCGCGTTTACGTTGCGGACAGCACAGCGCCGAGACGACGACAGCCTACTCGGTTGGCTCAAGGCAAGTTTTGACGGGATAGTTGATTCGGGGCTGACTGGCGACGATTCGGAGTACCTGCACGACGACCCGACCGTGACGCTTGGCACGCCGGAGTTGGTTGTTATCACAGTGAAGGAACCCACGAGCACGAAGGGCGGTGACTGATGACCCATCCCTGCGACCCACCGACCGAAGAACAAGCCGAGATTGAGCGACTGACTAACTGCGTGGCTGCCGACGCGATATTGATTTGTGACCTGGACCGTCGTATTGCTCGTTTGGAAAAGGAGCGAGACGACCTAGTTGCCGGCCTAACGGCTGCCGAGTCTGTCATCGCTGACCAGATTGGCGAGGTCGAGCGGTTGACGCAAGGGCAAGCGATGGAACACAATCTGCGGCGAGCGAGTCCCAAGGGTGTGATTGACGGCCAGTGGCGGTGCGTTGATTGCGGGCTAACAGGGACGATGGGCGAGGTGCTGCTTGCACGCTGTATCGAGCCTGAGTTTATTGACTTCAGGGAGCGGTTAATCGACGCAATTGAAGGTGACCCCCCGACCCCGAAAGGCGGTGACGACGATGAGTGACACAAGAAACGAAAGCGCAGCAGACCGGGCAACGGCAAGGGCCGACGCTGCGGAAGGAGAACGCAACCAACTACGCGACGACCTGAAAAACGCAAGGGGTTTGCACGAACAGGCGGTGTCCGACCGCGACGACTACCGGGCGAAGCTGCAAGAGTTGCGGGACAGCGCCAATGACCTGCGTGGCGTCGGCAACAAGCCCCATTTCATCAGGATATGCAGCGAGATTGTCGGGAGGCTTGGCGCCCACGCTTCCCTTGCCAACCGCTTATGCCCGCCCGAGCAAACACCCGAGAAAATTACTGGCGGAAGCTAAGGCTGACGCACTGCGGCGACTCACGGAATACGAGCTAGAGCGAACAGACATGGGCGGGGCGGTTCGTAATTTAATCAAAGCAATGGAGCGTGTTGAAGCGGAGGACAAGAAACCATGAGCGACGACCAACTAATTCGCGATGCGTGCCGGTGTATTGGGCAACCGTTCTATCTGCTCAACATAAACCGCGACCGCTTCACCGTTGCGGCGATGGACTGGTTGACGAAGCACGGTGGCGTGATGGTGATAATGGACGGGACCAACGTCATCGTCAACGTCGGGCGGATTCTATGGCAAACCGGAAATGGCGGCGGTCAGTGGAATGAGTCGCACAAACATTCAATCGACGAAAGCACGCTCATCGAAGCCCTAGCCCGTGCGGTTCTCGCTAGCAAGGGCGACTGATCGGCCTAGACGCCTGGGGCGAGAGTCCGTAGAGTACGGCTTTCCCCACCGCATGGAGGCGATCGGATGCTGATTATCACACGGAAGCAAGGCCAAGCCGTACACGTCCAGCTAGACGGCGGCCCCAGGATCACGCTGCACTATCTAGGCATCCACGGGAATCGGGCCAAAATAGGCATCGACGCCCCCAAGGATCACGACATTTGGCGGGATGAGATTGACAGAAGCCCAGCGGGGGAGGATAATCCCCAGGAGTCATAGCCCGCGCGTGGAGCCGGCTTTTACGGATGGACACCAGCAGATTCTAGCCCCTTCGGCTGCTGTGATGTCCCCGATCACTGAGTACAACCCAGGCGATATGGTCGTTTTTGCCGGCCGCTGCTGGACTTCTCGACTGATTGCCCTTGGGTCGTGTACGCCGATCCAACTCTTGCGCGGCTGGTTCGATAGCCACATAGGCATCTGCGCCGAGTATCAGGGCAAAACTCTGCTATTCGAGTCGACGACCCTCTCAGGGCTCCCCTGTGCGATCACAGGCGACCGAATCCACGGCACCAAGGCGGTCGACCCAGCCGAGCGAGTTGGCGGCTACGACGGCAAGGTGTGGATTCTCCGGCCGGACAAGTTCAAGCTCGGGATCGAACAGAGCGAGAAACTTACTGATTTTCTCGTTTCGATGGTGCCGACGCCCTACGAAGATATGAGCACGCTGGCCGTCTCTGCGACCAGATTCCGAAACCATTGGCTGTTTCGAGAGAACACAAATAAGCTGTTCTGTAGCGAATATGCCGCTCTGGCGCTCGAACGAATCAACTGGCTTCCCCCTGGAAACGCCTCGATTTACTCGCCCAGCAAGCTAGTGCGCCGTGTGGTGTATCAGGGGACGTACCACCGAAGGGAACGAATCAAATGAAGTTCGCGACAAAATACAATCTTGTCCTGGTGCTTGTGTTCTCGCTGTTCGCGGGGCTGATGTTCCTGGTGGGCGGCTGCAAGCGGGCCCCGGTGATCCACCGCCGTCCGGCGACGATCAAGGTCGAGGTTAAGCGGGTGCCCAGGTGCAACGGGAATTGCCGGCACCGACGCTATGGCTTGGCGGACATCCCAGCCAACCGGCGGCACGCCAACTATGGCGGCGGATCTTGTGTCTTTGCGTCCGTGGCGAACGATCTGGAAACCCTGGGCCTCGGAGCCGAAGCCGATCGGCTGGTGAGCACCTACAGCGGCGGAGAATCAGCGGCCGGGCTTCATAGCAAACTAGACGCCTGGGGCTGGGATTACGCGGCAACGACCGATGGGGACGTGGCGATCTTGAACTGGGCCGATCGGCACAGCCGGGGCGCGATGGTCACTTTCAAGCCTAACCACGTTTGCGGCTTCCTCGGCTGGCAGGACGGCCACGCGGTCATCTTAGACCCGAATAGCCCCGACGAATACGAATACTGGCCCAGAGCGAAATTTCTACAACTCTGGCGGCACCACGGCGGCTGGGCCACCGCTATCGTCGCCAATGCCATCCCGTAAGGAGCGAACCCATGAAATTCCTAACGATGATCCTTTGCACGGCTGCGGTGCTGGCGGTATTCGCTGCGCTGGCGGCCACGGCCGACGCCCGAGTCAGGGGCCAGCGTATCGAAGTCTCAGCGCTGCCCGAGGACGCTCAAAAACCGTTCTTGATGATCTTCACCCAGGCGATCCCTACGCCTGCCGATCAATTCGCCCTCGATTCGATTCAGACGATCGGAGTGGGGGCCGACGTGCGTTACCACCACATCACGCCAAGATCGCCACACTACGCCCGCTGGGAGCCGCGCCACACCGGGAAAACGCCGTACATCGCTCTGGTATCGCCGGACAAAAAGTCGGTTCTGGTACAGGTACGGGCGGCTGACATGCCAAGCACGTCGACCAGACTAAAGGGCCGACTGTTCCCGATACGTCCGTGGCGACGGCGAGTGGAGGAGGCCCTAAACCGCCCGGTGGTGGTCGAGACGACGGTGGCCCCAGTGGTCCGCGATACGCTGCCGGCGATGCCCGGCCCCGAGGTCACTACGGGCCCCCAGGATGATTCTCTGAGCCTTATGGCGGTGATTATGGCGCTGCTGGGCGGTGGAGCGGCCGGAGCCGGCATCCAGCACAGGAAAAACAAGGCCGCCTAAAGACCGGCTCCCCTTTTGTCCTCTAACGGAGATTGAACGATGGAAAATTGGTTGATGATCGCCGGCCTAGTGCTCGGCGGCGGCTTTGCGGGTGCCTGGGCGCTTCGCAAGGGCGACAAGCTGGAAGAAATCCGCAAGGACGCGCTCGAGCTGAGCGGCCTATTGTCGTCGAACGGCTGGACGATCCTCCCCGAAATCCTCCGCGATCTGGTCGTCAAGGACTTTTCCGGGGCCCTGGCGGGGATCAGGGACGGGGTGAAGATGCTCCGCGACACGACGGAGCGACAGGTTCACATGGACAAAATCTACACCCAGCAATTGCGGAACGTGCTGGCCAGCGGAGACGCCCGGCGAATTGCGCCGTTTCTGGATCTGCTCGAAGATTACAGTCTGAAAGCAGCGGCCACCAAGGCACGCGAGGCCCTGATCGCCGAGACGACGACGACAGTATCGGTGGAACCGAAAGAGTAAACCCGTCCTCCGTGTCCCGTCCTGGGTTGTGCTTCGCGGCACCCAGGGCGGGCCGGTTTTTCAGGAGCCCAAATATGATATTCGCCGTAGCAGAGCCGATACTGACGACTTTTCAATGGATCGGCCTTATTGTCGTCTGTACTGGCGGTGTTACGTGGCTCGGTGCGCTGAGCACGCTATCGAAGATAGCCGAGGCACGGGGCAAGCGGAACGAGAGAACGATCGAAAGCCACAGCGTAGACATCGGGAAACTGTACGCGGTGGCGTCAACGCATGAGACACGGCACGCCGTAACCGACGTTAAGGTCGCCAAATTAGAGGCTGGGCCATGAGCGACGGCACCCAAACCACCGGCCTAGCGGTCAAGATCATCATGGGATTGATGTCGCTGCTAACGTCGATCGCTATGGCAGCGGCCGGCTGGTCATTCAGCGCGAGCCAGGACAACACGGCAACAATCAAGGACGCGATTGCAGCCAGGGAGTTACGGGATTCCGCCCACGATGCCGAAATGAAGATGATCGCCTACAAGCTGACCCAGCTATCGGCCGACAAGGATCTGGATACCGAGCAGAGCCGCCGGCTTACGGAGTTGCGGGCAACCGACAAAAAGCATTGGAAAATCCTGAATTGGGTTAAATCGCAGATCAATATGCAACGGGCCGACGCTGGCAAGCCGCTAGTCGAATGGCCCGACTTGGGTGAATAGGGAGCAATCCGATTAGCTTACTGCTAACACACGCCGGACTGGGTAGTAGCGGCCTACTGCCCGCAGAGACGCGAGCGCTGTGGCTCCGTGCCGACGACCTAGCGGCAACCCTGAGTGACACCGACCCCGTGACGGCATGGGCCGACCGTGATGCCAACGGGTTCGACTTCGCCCAAGGAACAGAAGCCGCACAACCCACATGGAATGCCAGCACGGATGCGGCGAACGGTCACGCAACGATCAGTTTCGATGGGGATGATTATCTCGCCCGAGCGGCGGCGCTGTTCACCGCTACCCCAGCCACCGTTTTCGTCGTCGGCATGAGCACCAGCAATAGCGCCCGGTTGGCGACGTTTTCGATTGGCGACGATGATGTCGATACCCATTACCGCATCCTGCGCTGGAGTGGTGACGCGAGCAATGATTCGATTGATTTACGGTCAAATGTCGGGGGAGCGTTTGAGTCGGTCTCAACGACGACTTTCTACACAGCAAATCAGTTTCACATCGGCATGATGCGAGAAGCAGCACTTGGCGACCGGAGCGTTACGCTTGACGGTGGTGGCGTCGGATCAAGCATCGCGTCAAGGGCAATGACGGGTTTTGATACGACGCACATTGGGGCTACCGCTCAAGCTACCCCAGGCCAGTTCCTAACGGGCGACATTGCCGAGGTTGTTGCCTACGCCCGTGATTTATCTGCGGCAGATTTAGCGGCAACTCTCGCCTACCTCGCAGCACGATACGGGATCACATTAGCATGAGCAGAACACGCCACTACGGAATATGTCGAGCCGCTGACCGGGCCAAGATCAACAAGGCACTGGATCGCCTGGGCCACGGGCCTAAGAACTTCAACATGCCTTGGGTTGGCGAAAACTCCCTAGAAACAGCCCGGCCTACGGCCTATACGTGCAACTGGGACATAGACGACGACGACCTAGAGGCTATTAAGGCAGCGGCCCCGCTGGCAAAGTTCATGGAACTAGGCACATCGCTCGCCATTCGTGAGGATAAAGTACGGCCCATGAAAACACGGGTCGATGAAGCAATGGACGGCGAGCCATACAAACCGCGCCGAGAGGCCGACTAACACAAGGAAAACAGACAATGCCATTATCCACAGGCCCAGTAAAAGACGCGGTTATCGCTGCATCTGTAGCCGGCGACATCGAATTGGTGGCACTGGTTGCCGGCAAGAAAATCAGGGTGCTCAATTACACGATCATTGCGGCCGGCGATGTCGTGGTCCGATTCGAGTCAGGCCCAGGAGGGACGGCCTTAACCGGGCTGCTTACCCTCACGGCCAGCAGCGGTGCCGCCCCTAACGGCGGGGACCACGGACTATTCGAGACAGCGTCCGGCGCTGCTCTAAGCCTAGAACTAGCGTCAAGCATAGTCATAGGCGGCCATCTGTCTTATCAGGAAATATCATAACGACAAACCCGGGCGGTGACTAAAGGGTCAAACGTCCTACCGTCAAAGTCGCACCCCCAGGCCGCGACGGCACCGCTCGGGTAATTTTACAACTTCACCACCACCATAACACGGGAGAACCGAAATTATGGCCGACAACGCACTTGTGGACGCCGTTCACAGCCTCGACCAGATTCACGACCGCCTAGCCCCTTCTGGGCTCGAAGGTCTTAGCAACTCCGATGCGGACGCCTACGAGGCGGCCCTACAAGACTTGTTCGACGCCAGCCTTGGAGCCGGCTACGAGTCGGCGGAAATCACCACGGCGGTCGACGACCTAGAGGATTCGTGGGTCGACTATCAAAACGCGGCGGGGATCGACATTGAAACTACGTCGATGACCCCGTTTTTCGCAGCACGCGAACGGGTGTCAAGGACGTGCCGGCTAACGGTCGACTACACGCCCCGAAAGCTGGAATCGGTCGCGTATCTATTCAAGGACGGCCAGCAAGGCGGTTTGAACACGATACAGATCGCCAAGACGTATGACTGGTTCGACAACGGCCGCCCCGATACCACGAAGGTCGAGGAGGAATTGGCGAACCCCGGCACCCACGTCGGCCCCGACTTTGTGCCCCAGGTCGAAATCGAGCGAGACGACATGCTCCGCAGCCTGCACGAAGCCCGGGGGGAACGAGTCCGGCGCAAGATCAAAGACAAGACGATAGCGGCCGAGCCCGACCCGACACCCGAGCCGAACCAGATCCGGCTAAAGGACTTGTTCGTCCAAGGCTTGACCCTAAAGCAGATCCTTACCCACTTCACCCGTCGCGACGGCGAGTGTCTGGTGGACGCCCAGGACGTGCTAGACGCGGCAACGGCGGAGGGCTACATTCTCCCCGATCCAGTCAATCTATCGTCCACGCGAGCCCCCAGGCCAACGGATCGAGCCAAGGCGGAAGGAAACCCGCACGCGGCCCAGAAATTGGAAGGGTTCGAGTCCAAAAAGATCGACGACGGCCCAGGGGATCTGGGGCAGGACATCGACGAACCAGCGGCCGGCAGCCTAGAGGAGTTGGTCGCACCACTGGCGGCGGCCGACATGAGCGCCCGAGAGATAGCCGATCAGCTTGGCGAATGGGACGGCAAAAAGCTGTCGTATCAGCGGGTCAACGCAGCCATGAAACGCTTGCGGGAGGCGGTGTAACTTGGCCAAACGTAAACCAGCAGCGAAGAAAAAGCCGGCAACCAAACGGAAGCCGGCCAAGAAACCCACCAACCGCATCAAGCGGGCCAAGGCGGGGCAACCGCCCAAGCTGACAGACGCCAAGAAAAAGGCGGTCATTGCCTACATTTCGTCTGGTGGCTCCCAGCGTTTGGCGGCGATGTACGTGGGTTGCCATCACAGCACGATCCGCAACGAAGCCGATCGCGACCCGCAATTCTTAGCCGGCCTTACGCGGGCGGAGGGCCAATGTGCCCTCGAATTGCTCGAAGCGGTCCACGATCACGCCACCGACGACGCCGATGGAGACTGGCGGGCGGCGGCTTGGCTCTTAGAGCGCAAGTTCCCCAAAGACTTCGGCAAGGATCGCGACGACGCGGCCGAACAGGAGCCCACCCAGATCATCAAGATTCTGGTCGAGACTCGCCACGAAGCCGAGCAGTACGTCAAAATGTCCTCTTTGTTGCCACAGTCCAACTAGGTGCGCAAGGTCGAATTTGCCTATTGGGGCAAACAGCAGCAGTACGCTGAGTCCCAAGCACTGATCCGTGGGTTCGTGGGCGGTCGAGGTTCGGGCAAGACCCAGGCAGGGGCCCAAGATTTATTGGACCGCTGTAAGCCTGGCCGAATGTATGCGATCATCGCGCCCACCTATAAAGTGCTCGATCTTGCTACGTGGCGCACTCTGGTACTGCTCGCCAAGGAAAAGGGGCTGCTGGTCAAGGAAAACCGCAGCGATTCGTGGATCACGGTACTATGCAACGGTGGCGGGACGTGCAAGATCGTCGGCCGGACAGCGGAAGATCCGGCGCTGCTCGAAGGAATGAACCTTAGCGGGGCCGTGCTCGACGAAGCCCGCAAGATGCACCCGGCGGTGATGAAGTCGCTATATCCGTGCCTGAGAGAAGGCGGGGAAATGGGCTGGCTTGGCATCACGACCACGCCACTCGGCCGGCGGCATTGGGTGTTCGAGTTGTTCTATGACCGGGCCGACAAGCCGGAGCCGAACACGTTTCTGGTACAGGCGAGCACGCGGGAAAACCCGTTTCTGCCCGAGGAATTTTACGACGAACAGCGCCGTGTGATGACGACGGCACTGGCCGAGCAAGAATTAGAAGGGCTCTTTGTCGAGCTTGCCGGCCTGATGTTCAATCGTGCGTGGTTCCCGCTTGTCGAGCCGAACGAAGTCCCACTAAAGGTCACTCGGGCACGGTATTGGGACAAGGCCGGCACAGAGGGAGCCGGAGCGTTTAGCGCTGGGGTCAAGATGGCGGCCGATTATGAGGACGGCGTTTTCTATGTCGAAAACTGTGTTCGAGGCCAGTGGAGTGCTAGCAACCGCGAAAAGATGATAATGGCCATAGCGATCGACGATCGGCGGAAGCATAAGCGGGGCAACCAGCCGAGCATCTACATCGAACAGGAGCCCGGCAGCGGTGGCAAAGAGTCCGCCCAGAACACGGTCAAGATGCTGGCCGGCTGGCCCGTCTACCTGGATGTCGTGTCTGGGGCCAAGCATCGGGTGATCGCTGGGGAGAAAATGCCAGGAGAAGCCAAGATTATACGAGCAATGCCCTTTGCGGCATCGGCCGAACATGGTAACGTCCGAATAGTTCGCGGCAATTGGAACGACGATTGGCTGGACGAATTATCTCTCTTTCCTGAGTACCGCTTGATGGATCAAGTCGACGCTAGCTCTGGCGCTTTTAACAAACTCTGTAGCCGGCGGACCATTTCGGCCACGCCGTCATCAATGGAAGCCTCGGGGGCGTCTGTGATCCCCACGGGTATCCAGGTGATCCGGGCCCATCGCAGCGACCGATTCAAACATAGGAAATAACATGACCGAGTTACCGATATTTATCGACGGCACGAAACCCGTGTTGCAGCGCGATCCGGGCGGGCCTATCACGGTCTACCGGCCCGAACTGACCCCACAAGAACGGGAAGAAGTCAACGAGTACATGTTGTCACGGATCACCGGGTCCCGAATCAAGCATAGGGGATAATTCGATGGCAGACAAAAACCCGCACGCCTTCCCGGTTGCGTGCAAGGACTTGGTGGGGAACACGGTATTCCAGCCCGGCATGACGTTGCGCGATTGGTTCGCCGGGCAGGCTTTAGCGAATACCCACTATGTCAATGATTCCGACGACAACGAAAGGGTGGCGGCCTTCGCATATCAAATTGCCGACGCAATGATAGCGGAGAGGGCCGAGCGGCCGTATGAGGACTAACCCAATGGACCCTCTTCAATGGAGCGGAGCCGCCGGCCCGCGCGACGTGGAACTAACGAAAGGACGGGACGACATGGCCGCGAAAAAAAAGACAGCGGACGACAGGGAGGTCATCACAATGCAGCGAACGGCGATCGGCCGCTTGCAAGAGGAGCTAGCGAGGGCGGAAATCGGCCGCACCCGAGCCGTGAGGGAGATTGACAACTTGATCGCCCGCCACGATCTGATAGAGCGTGAAGTCGCGGTATTCGAGGCGAACCGGGCCGATCGCCACAAGGACAACCTGATCTATCTCGCCGGCTGCGCCCTGGGCGGGCTGCTGGCGGCCGAGATCACGGTCCACGATAACGCCTACACGGACAACCGGGTGCGACGTTTGACAAGTCAAGAACTAGCCTTGCGGGCCCACGGCGCAGCAAAGGCCACGCTAGAACTAATCGAACCAACGGAGGACGCGAACGATGAAAACGAGCGAAGAGATTAGATTCTGCGGCACGGTTAACGCCGTTGACGGTCGGGGGAAGGGCATCGTATTAGAGCCCAAGATCGCTGGCGACACGGTGACGATCGTAGCCGAGTGCCCCGGCGGATTCCGCGACCACGAAGCCCCAGAACCGGAGCCCAAGCCGCACCCCGCCACCCACGGCCCCGACATCCACGAATTAGCCGAGAAGCATACCGGGCCGCTGCCGTCTGATTGCGACCACCCCAAGGACGAAAACGGGGTATTCTGCGAGAAGGACGACGACCCCAGGATGCACACCGCCTATGCTGCGCTCTTGCGAATCGAGGGCAAGGTGGACGGGCTACACACAGAAATACGCTGGAAAGCGCGCGACCTAGAGGCCCTTGATCGCCAGGCGACGGTGAGAGACGAACACGACCAGCGGGTGATCGACGCGGCCGTGGCTCTGGCGGAGACAGGATATAGTTGTGGCGCGTGGGATGAGTTGCGCCTCGCCGTCGAGGCCCGCAGCAATAACACCACTTCCGACGCTAGGGGGCATAGAGCATGAGTGAACATCGACACTGGATACAGCACGGCGGGACGTGGCGGCCGTTTCAGGTCAATGATTCACCGCCAGTGGGCCTGGAAAAACTGGCCGGCATGATTGATGAGTGCCAGAAAATGGCCCGCGATCTAGGCTTTGTGATCGACGTAGGCGGCACGTCTCTAAAGCAAGTAAACGTAACCTATGTAGACCGGCAGACGTGGGCCGCCAGGAAAAAGGCGGGACTTGTCAAAGCGGGAAAGGTGCCAGGAGCATGAGCAAGGCGTTAGACCAACTGAAGGGGATCGAGGACGAAATCATCAGCGAATTTCGATCGCTGAATAAAGCAGCGAAAGGGTGCGACCCCCACGAAGATCGCCAAGGACACGGGGCTATGCTGGCCAGCGGTTCGTCTTTGCTGGCGGCAAGCCATCTAATCGAAGCCCTGATTATCATCGCCGAGCAACTTGACGCCCAGGACAAGGAACTAGACGCCCTACGCGGGGCGGTGGCACAGATCGGGGTCAAACTCAGGGAGGGCGATTAGAATGTATGACAACGAAGAAACGCGGCGCAGGCGAGTCGGAGGGCCCCAGGGCCTAATGATAACGAGCCACGTAGGCGGCACAGGCGGGCCCAAGACGCTGCCCACGTCGGCCGACATCCTGATCGCCATGAAAGCGGCCAAGAAGGCTATGGACGAGATACCACGGCCGGAGTTCGACATTCTGGTCGTAACGACGGAGTTGTACGGCCGGCTCTGTCAGGCGGTCGAGGCGAATGCCGTTGAACGAATGGACCCGCTTGGGTATTCCATGTTTTACGGCTTCCCTATCCACAGCGAGCCGGACCACAGCCGCGTGTTTTCTAGGGCGATGGCAATCTCGACATCGGAGCCGAGCAAGCGTGTTGGCTTCGAGATACGCAAGGGCGTTATTTACACGATACAGGACGGGGTTCCAGCCACGGCGGCCGACGATGGCGCTGAGTAAATGCGATACGTGCCTGGAAGAAGTGCCCAGCGATGAGGTCTGCGAGGCCGTATCCGGCGGCTGGCTCTGCGATCTGTGTTGGGCGAAAATTGAAATCGAGGGCGACCGCGAGGAGGCCAAAAACGCTGCCTCTCCCCGCCCAAAGCAAGGTTCTGATAGCTTCCGCCACCTCATGGAATACGACGGAACGTGCCCCCATCGTGACCGCAAGGCGCTATCGCATCGGGAGGACAAACTCCGCGCGGCCATCAAGAGCTTCTTGGGGATATGCCCGTCATCGGCTTTATTGCGCCGTATTGTCGACGCCCAGGTCAAGGAGAGCTTAGATTCCGCTAGCCAAGCACCGGAGCCCGATGTAGAATAAGGCGAACCTTTGGGGGTCAAGGGTTCTATTGTGGGCGTTTCAGCTATCCCCGCTGCGCTCTTCAAGCGCGCGTCTGCCGAGGTACGGCGGTCGGCGCTGAAAGAGTTTCGCAATTCTCCGATCGGCAAGGTTTCCAAGGAAATCGACGGGGTTCTGCGCCTGCACCGACGCACCGGCAAGTCGATAGACAAGCTGTTCGGTAATTTCGAGAAGGCCAAGAAAACGAGACTCGGGCCGGCTCTGGCCAATATGGGGATCAAAGAGCTTGATCGCTACGCCAAGCAGACGGTTAAATCTGGCGTCACCGATCCGATCATGTCGGCCTTTTTCGACGCCCTGGGGCCCTTCGGCAAGGTGCTGCAACAGGTCACAGGTGGCGACGGCCTCCAGCAATCACTAGACGCGGCCAGCGGGCTCCTACGGGCGTTTGGCTATGAGACGCTTTCCCCACCCGGAAGCAAGGGCCGCAAGGGTGAGCTAGACCGGATGGCCGACGCGCTCCGCCAGGCCGGCTACAACGTCGAAGCCCCAGGACAAAAGGCATCCGAAGCGGCCGGGCGTATGGCGATCACCCCCGGATCTGAGCCGGGAGCCAAGGGGCGACGTCAACGCAAGACGGTCGACGTGTCGATCGGCGGTAAAAACAAGCGAATCCGCAAAGATGACCCGATGTTTACCGGGGAAATGGTCGACGTCAGCAGTTCCAACGTGCATTCGGTCGGATACGACGCGAAAAGCGACCAGTTGGGCACGCTGAAAGTCCGGTTTCTGCAAAACAACAAGCCGGGCCCGCTCTATCACTATTACAGCGTGCCGGCCGAGATATTCCAAACGCTCCGCAAGTCCGGCCACCCGGGCAAGGTCGTCTGGTCGAAACTCCGCATTGAAGGCACCGTAAGCGGCCACCAGTACGATTACCGCCTAAAGGGGATCGTCGCCGGCTACGTGCCTCGAAAAGCCGTGTTCCTCGGCGGAGAGGCCCGACAAGAGGGCTTTAAGCCCAGGGGCTTCGCATCACACGACGGGCAGACATTTCGCAGCCGGCTCCCGATGGAAGTTCTCAGGGGCCTACCGAATCGCGCCGCACCTAACACGGGGGCACCGTAATGGTCAGATCAGCAACCGAAGCGGCTCAGGGCTGGATGGGCGGCGTAGAGGCCGCACAGATCATAGGAGGGGCCCGCAATGCCATCGCCTAGACCGTACCCGTTCGCCCAGTACGAAGATTCCGACGTGATCGTAGCGGCCCGGATGCGGACCAGTGACGGGGCGTACATTCTTGTCGCCAATACATCGACGATCGCCTACAAGGTTTACAACGCGGCCGGCACGCTCACCGATTCGGGTTCGCTCACCGTGGCGTCCGTGGTGTTCGACACGCTCGGCACAGATTCGGGCTGGGAGCAAGACAGCACCGGCTACAACTTCAAGGCCGATCTAGGGGTTACGGGGTTCGCGGTTCCCGGCAATCACCGGGTCGAAATCACCTTTACGTTTTCGAGCCCGTCCGAGGTCAAAACGCTGGTGTTCGACGGCGTGATTCTCTCACTATTAGGATCGTAAACAATGGCCAAACGGAACGGAAAAGGCCGGGGCGCAAACGGCAACGTGACCCCAGCAGTACCGCGTGACAGCACGACCAACCGCGAGACAGCCCACGGGGCCAAGTCGGTGCTCACTCAGCGGCGAGTCGACCCAGCGGCGGCGGTTAAGGGTATGGCGCCTAACTACGGCCAAGAGGCCGTGCCGCATATCTATACGTTCGCCGGCCGGACCAGCACCGTCTCGAACGTCTACCGGCTGCCGGACGAAGCAATCCGCCACAACATGGAAAACGTCCGCCGGATGCGGAACGAATGCGGAATCATGGAATGCCTCGAAGGCAGGCAGCGCGGGACGGCTTTGCTCAATTGGCACCTAGAGGCCGAAGATCCAGACAGCGCCGACCAGAAGGATTTAGTAGAAAAGCTAACGGAAATCGTCAAGGCCACGCCCCGGTTCCTAGAGTACCGGACGAACATGCTTCACGCGCTCTGGTACGGACGCTACGGGATCGGTCACACTTTCCAGTACCGCAAGGTCAAAGGGCAGATGCGGGTCGTAGTAAGCCGCTGGACGCCCATCAACGGCGACAAGCTGGCGTTTCGCTATGACGACGGTTCTGGGCTATTCGACGCGGAGGATGTTGGTATTCGAGTCGGGTCGACGTTCGGCCTGGGTGCTCGGGTCGGGGCTAATAATCGGTGGCGGGTCGAGGGGCTGAAGGGTCAGCAGCTATCGAACAAAACAGAGCCCACCGACTTCGGCCGGGCCTACTTCTTAGAGCCCTGGGAGCGGCCATTGCTCGGCGTTCACCGGCACATGATTGAGGACGGCGATTATTTCGACGCCCACAGCGCCGGCAGCGTCCACGGCATCGGTATCAGGTCGAGGATCTATTGGACGTGGTATTTGCATCAAGAGCTAGAAGCCATGATGCTCGAATATATCGAGCGATCGGCGTTTGGTTTTGAAATTTGGAAGTTCCCAGCCGGCAACGATGCGGCGGAGGCGGCCACCCGAAACGCGGCCGAGGAACGGATCGGCGGCGGGCGCAATGCCGTGCTGTTCCCAGTCCAACCGGGCGAAGATGCCCCGTTCTACGATTTAGAACATATCGAACCTGGGATGAGTGGAGTTAGTCAGGTGCAGGAGTTGCTCAAAAGTTATTTCGGCTGGAAGGTGAAAAGATACATCCTCGGGCAAGTGCTCACCAGCGAATCGGAGGCCACCGGGCTAGGCTCAGGGGTCGCAGAGCTTCATTACGCGACCTACAGCGACATCATCAAGTACGACGCGACCAACCTCGAAGAGTCGATGACGCTCGAACTGGTGGAGCCGCTACAGCGTTTCAACTTCCCAGAGTCGGGCGGGATCAAGATCAAATTCGTCATCGACACCGAGGCGGCTGATAATGATAAGAAAATGGAGGCTTGGCGCGGGGCGTTCGACATGGGGCTGAAGCTCAACGCGAGCGACGTGGGGGACCTGATCGGTGCCAGCCTGGCGGAGGATCAACCGGAATACCTCGAAAATCCGCAGTTCCAAGAGCAGCCAGAAATGGGCGGGATGCCTGGGATGGGCGGAGAAATGCCACCGGGCATGGGACCGGACGGCCAACCGATGGGCACGCCGACAAGCGGCGACAGCCAGGGGATGCAGATCGCCGACGAAATGGCGATGTCTGGGGGCCAACCGGACGCTCCCACGGAATCCTACAAAAAGGGCTTCGGCAAAATCGACTGGTCGGACAAGTACGAAAATCCCGGCACGACGGTCAAGGTTCCCCCAGGCGGCTACGATCTTGCGGAGTCCCGCGCGGCCCCAGGCCAGAACGTGGTCACGCAAGCAACCAAGGCGGCGGTACATTACAAGCCGGCTGGCGATCGGGCCGGATGCGGCGACTGTGCGTAACCACGTGGTAACAAGCAATGCCATCTGGTGACGGGCAAGATCAGCAAAGACGACACTTGCGACCTGTTCACCGATACGGCCGCGTACGCGCGAATGACCGACGCGGAGAAGTACCGAAAAGAGCGATATGACACGCAAATGGGGTTCTGGAATGAAGAGGACCACCCCAGGGACGGCGGGAAGTTCGCGACGAAAGAGGGCAGCGGGCCCAGCGGCGAGGATGAAAATTCACGGCGGTACGGGGACGATGAGCCAGAGGACGCCCCCGCCCTACAGGGCGACAAGCCAAAACCGGGGGAAACGCCTTCCGAGTACATGGACCGGATGCTGGGGGCGATCGGGTCAGACCAGCGGAAAGTCGGCGATCCAGCCGCGTACAAGCATTATCTGGCCATCTGGGACGCTCACCAGCGGAACGAATCCGCCGGCACCCCAGAGGCCCCAGCAGAGCCAAGCCCCGGGGGCGATCACGCGGAAATGTCGGCATGGCTCGGCACGATCGCCGACACCGACTACAGCGAGAACACGGGCCGCGACATCAAGCAATTAGCCGCTCGCAAGATTGTCGAGGACTTCGACACCGGGCTAGAGTACCGGGTGGCCAAGATCGGC